TGCGTAACGAGCATCCATGGCTTTCTTTTCTGTGGTTGCCATGGACTGCGTAAAGTAATGGACTGCCATTGCAAGGGCATCTAAGCGGTCATCATGCTTGATCGAGTTCTTTTCCTTTGTTATACGGGTCAACTGCCAGAACAGCTGGTATTGCGTTCTAGTTTCACCTGGATAGCATTCCGTGGATCTCAGATCCTCTGCGATTATGTCAGTGTCAACCATGAGCCTGTGCTGGTTCATGACTGGCTCAAGGGTGTCAATAATCCTGACTTCTTTTTGTTTGTTGTGTCGGACCTCTTCAATGGAGCAGGGATAAATGGTGCCCAAATAGCGCTTCAGAAGTTCGCTGAACATACCGAGGCCAAGGTTGCTTTCAACAATTATTTGTTTGACTTCATACTCTTTGGCGAGAAGTGCGAGCTTTTTAAGGTTCGGCTCGCTGTAACCGCCTCTAAGGCCCCCAGAAGCAAGGAGAAACAGATTGCCGTTAAGGTAGGCCACTATGGCGTACCCAAGCTCGTCAGAGCCCCTTCCAGAGGGGTCTACGGCCATAACTACACCCGTATAGTCAAGAAACTCCGAACCAATTTGAGCAGGCTTGTAAAACAGATCACCATGCAGTCCAACGGACGGTAGATCCAGTGCTTTATCACCGTTAGCCAGCCAAACCACTTTGTCAGGGCCTTGCTTACGGTTTAGACGGAACACACAGAGGTCACGCAGCTTGAGTGGGAATTTTTCCTCATCACTCAGGCTGATGTCCAGCAGAAACTGCAGGTTAAACGTTGACTTACCGATTGACTGCTGTCGAGCCTCCAGCTCTTCCCAACCAAAACGTCCGGGGTCTACAGGGTGACCAGCCAGGCTTTTATCATCAGCAAGGTCTGTACAAAGCTTTGGTGCCAGCCGATCACCGTAGTAGTTTTTGTGCTTCTTAGCTGTGGGGTACAGAGCAGGCCAGATACGGCATTTGTAACCAGCAAGCTCTAGCTTTGCGTAAATCGAGTCTTGCGTGTGTGGAGTACCGAGAAACACGATCTCACCACCAGGCTTGATCACCGAGTCAAACTCTTTGATTGATTCCCGCAGTTTGTCTCGGATCAGCTGCGTTTCGCACGACTGCGGGGTCTCTACGTCATCAGCAACAATTAGATCTGCACGAGAACCAGTGATCTGGCCAAAGATGCCGCTAGAACGTACTGACGGGCTCTGGTCAGGCTTTGCTCCGTAGACATCAAACGCAACCTTTGAGAAGCGTTGGGTATCGCTAGGAAACAGGTCTTTGACCATGAACCAGTTACGTAGCAAATCGTGGCAAAACACTGAGAACGCGTCTGCACGGTCTTGTGCTGCAGAGATCACCAACACCTTTGTGTCTGGGTCTCTACGCAGTCTCCACAGCACGTAACCAGCTGTTAGAAACGATTTACCGCAGCCACGGTACGCCATGATGATGCGGCGATCAGGACCGTGCTGCAGGTAGTCAGCTAGTTGATATTGGACTGGAGTAGGACTAGGAAGCCGCAGGTAGTGCCAGAGATGTGTAGCAAAGACTGGAAAGCTAGCTACAGCTTCCTTAATTATCTTCTCAGTCTGTAGGTTCTTTCTTGGCACGGCCTGCCCACTTAATTACGTGACTTAGGTTGTTTTGCAACACCAAAGTCATTTTGACGAACTCTAGCGCCAATTCCTGTAGCTCTTCTCTAGAGACATCAGGCAGCTCCCGCTTCATGCGCTCTAGGCGCAGTTGCTGCTCCATTGATAACTCAAGGAGGGGGGCAGGAGGGACATCCACTTCGTAATCTTCCATTCTCTAGTTGCTGAATAGCTTTCGTGATCTCTGTACCATAGCTGCCATTGTTGGCTTCCTTTATCTTGGTTGCAACATTGACAAGCTGGCACAAGGTTGGTTGCAACATCCCCACCGCCTTTACAACGTGGTCTGATGTGGTCAAGAGTTAATGTTTTAGCTTGTACTCCGCAGTATGCGCATCTGTTTTCAAAAGCATCTTTGATTCCTTGTTTCCATAATTTAACTGCCTCACGACGTTGTAAAGACTGAAGATTGGCCATGGCGCCATCGGGGGTCATATACACAAAACCCCCAGCAGGCGAGTAAATCACCATACCGGGGGCTTCATTTGGTACATATAGGAAACAGGGTTCCTAAGCACCAATATACGATCTAACTTTCTTCAAGTCCACATCTGGCAGTGCAGAAATCATTTCAGAAATAGCAGAGACATCACCACCGTTAAGAGCAGTAATACCTTGATCTTTCAGAAACTTAATTGCGTTAGCCAAGTCAGATGCTTTTACATCTTCACGATTAAGTTGATCAATTAGCTTCATTGCAACCAAACGGTGCAAGCTATACAGATCGTCCTCAGATGCAAGACCTTCGGATTTATTTAGAGACTTTTTTGGAGAAGCTGCCATAAAGTACCTTGAACGCTTTCAATCCCAATTGTACGAGACCGTTTTCTTTCAGTTTGGATGCACCGATCAGTTCGGATACAACAAAAGCAAGTGACCAAAGAGCGGCCACAACAGTGGGGTCAGAGAAATCCATAGTTAGAAAATGCAAAGCTGTGCTCGTTCCCAATAATAAACACGATCGTCAATACCGTTTAGACCGCCGTTAAGCCGTCTTGTAGCAGCATAAACATCACCAGTTTTGCAAACGTTAAGGTAATCGTTATCTACTAGCCACTTGTAAGCACAAAGGAACGGATATTTATCAGCGGTGTAATCTGTGCCTTCGTCCATAATTTTTGGATCTGGCGTACCACGTTTAGTCATCCAATCACTAAACGCTTGATGATTTGCACGTCCAGTCAGTTGAATAGGGCCACAGCCACGATACTTAGGGCCGTCACCAGAATAAACATTGCCAAGATCATTTCGCCCATTTAAATAGTACCCAGGGTCTATTTCTTTCATATAAACGAAACCAGCACTTTCGTGTGCCATCTGTGCTACAAGCATTTGTCTTGCAGTCAGATTTTTATTAAAACCGGTGGCGTCAAACAACGCCTGCATATCATCTAAAAAAACGTAATTAAAAGCTTCTTCGTCATGTCCCGTCAACTTTGCCAGCATTGAACCCGTCACCTGATGCGACAACCGCACAGGGCTTTGCTTAGGACCAGAACGCCAAAGGTCTGCAAATTTAGCCAGCACACCAGGCGATGTGTGGTCTTGCAGGAAATCTAGAGCTTCGTTTTGATGCTGCTTTTCGTTGTAGTACTTTGCAACATCACGGAGAGAGATGTCGGCCATTGAGCAAGATCCGATCGAGTTTTTCGTCAATGCGCTGGACCTGTTGTTCCAGCCTGTCAATCATAGTAACTAGTTCATCCTTTCGCACAAAATCTTTGTGCAAAGTTGTTTCTAGACCGTCTAGACGAGAATCCATTGAATAGAACCGCTTACCAACGTAAGCAAAAATGCCACCACCAACGCCGCTGATGCCAAGAAATAGGGATAGGACGAAGGACGGGTCCATTTTAAATCTTGTACTTTGACCTAATTTTTTGCATGTTCTTTTTGATTTGAGCGCCAGCAGGAGTGTTATCCATGCCGTAACGGTACAAACGATCTTGGATTTGATCTTCGCTCATGCGATAACCGGGAGAACCTGCAACTTGCACAGACCCGCGCATTTTGTATCCTTTCTTTTTCATTTTTTAGGGACACAATTAGGTACAGGTTTACCGCCTTTTTTCTTCATACCAACCATTTCGTATCCCTTCCAACAAGGGCCTTTTTTACCTTTTTTAGCCATTTTTAGTTTTGTACCCTTTTTTCATCTTACATTCGCTGCATTCGTGTTTAGCGAATTTTTTAGCAACTTTTGGTTTTTTAGCGTAAAGATACTTACGCTGTTTTTCAGATTTAAAAGGCATAGTAATTAACTCAAAAGACTGCGACAAGCTTTTGGAGTGTGGTGTTTAAATTTTTCGTGAATCCGTATTCTGTCTAGATGGTTTTCTGGTCTAGCAAAAAACGGATCCGCATATAAAACG